TTTAGGTGCCAAACTGCCTCGCCGACTGACAGGAAAATGTAGTCAGGATCATTCAGCGCGCATTATTTCATATTCTTGCCTATCTGTTTCGTAGGTATCGCCTAAATATTCTGATAGGTATTCTTCTGCGCTTTCAAAGCTATTGAAGCCCTTGCCGTCAAATTTTAGGCTACCAGTCCAGTCAAAGATCATAAATTTTTGCATGCTATTACCCCTTGACGAGCTGGCTAATTGTAAAATTGATTAGAATAGAGACGATGATTACTGCAAAAATGGCCATGATTGTTTCCTTAGTTGTTGGTGTTAACCTAAAAAATATTCAGCGGGTAACGAGTACGCCAGTTTTGACGATCCTGAAGTATCTAAGTCACCGCAAGTACCAGAACCATCGGCCATGACAAAACACGGGCTAGTTTGGTTACAGTTTTTTAGTGTTTTGCTGTATTCCACGGCAACGCTACCGCCACAGAAGCCAGAATAATGCGCGGCAAACCCTAGTGGGCCGTTAAGATCGGGCACGTATTTACCGCTATAATCTTTCATCCAATCGCCGACTAATACGCTAGCGGTGTCACTATCAGATTCGAAGTCTTGCAATCGTTCTTCTATCTCATCTTCTAAATCGAATTCTTCGATATTAGGATTTTCGGCTAGAATTTCTTCTCTTACTTCTAGATTTATTTCTTCCCAGCGCAAATCAATGCCGTTGTCGATTAGATCGGAAAAATGGCCGACTAAGTTATTTAGGCTAGTAACACCAACTACTATTTTTGGGGTATTCATGATTGTTTCCTTTGTTGTTTAGATTAGTGCTGCAATCGTTGTTGCCGATATTTGATTGAAACGCTGAACTAGTGCGTGTGCCGCAATGCCTGCACCGGCGGTAAGTTGACGAAAGCGCTCGACAGATAGGGTAGCTATTAATTTGCCGGTAGTGCGATTAGTTATGATGACTGACATGTTCACCTCGTTGTTGGTTTCACCCTGCTTTGGGATCATCAGTAAGCCAGCTTTAGGCTTATACCGTGTAGTCAGTCAAAAGCGCTATATCACTCGTATATAGAACGTCCTGACTACACTCAACGTGCTTGACAGTAAGAAGGGTTGTGCTTTTATATCGCTTGTGGCGACAACCTTCAATTTGATGCCTGGTCTTAAGGCTCTACCGTCTACCTATTCGGTGACATATTACTCATTGCACAGCTTGTGCCACGCAATAGTTCTAAGGAGTTATAGCGCTAAATATAAACCGCTATATGACAATCATTGACGATTGTGCTGTCTAATGGTTGGTCAGTGTCGAGTTTCCTAACATGGTAATTAGGTGTTATAAATACAGCCACTTGGCGCTAAGTACCTGATAGTGGTGTATAGTCTCTATGCAGTTTTGGTGTGTGGACACAAAGCGTGCCAAGAAAGTATGGGTAAATTGCTAGTAGTATATAAGGTAATGAGAACCTAAATTGGGTATATGAGATCCTATATTGGGTATATATAGGTAGGTTGGTAGGTGGGTGTAGGTTAGTGGGGAGGTGGGTGTAAGATCGCAAGGCACACACAAACATTCGAGGATATATACACTGTAAAGATAGTGCATGTACCTGTATGTATAGGGCAATAGCATCAGGCCGTGTAAATGCGCGCCAAGGTTTGAGGATCGTCAGGGTATTTTGTCCATTAGACAGTAGACTGAAAGACAGGCCCGGGAAATTGTGCCGGCTGAAAAATCTAAAGGCTAGATTCTCCAATGATTTCATAGCGTAGACACGGGGGGTGACCCCTCCCGATTACCCAACCACCCCATTTCTAGCGATAGAGGGTATATACACCACCACGCACACCACCCCTACCTCACTTCAGGGACTTATCCCTGCGGATCTCGATACGGGGTCTGGCCACCCCTTCTTCCCTTAACCCCCAAGCGACATAATAGAAAATCTCGGTTTTACCCTTGACTCTGACCATGCGATCACCCATGTGCGACCCCCAGCGAGGGATAGACAGTACTTTGTTAGTGTCGTCGGGGTGTTGTCTTGTCCAGGCGAGGTAAGCGGCGTAAAGTACGCGGCTCGAGATACGGGCTGTACCCGACTCTAATTGCTCGTGATTTATCCATTCTACGAACTCGTCGATACTTCGCAGGTTGTGATCGGTCACACCGCGGAGCAGATCGGCGTCGGAAATCGAGGTTATCTTGGCCATGGGTTGCTTCTCCGGTAAGTACTCCGGTCGAGGGGTTGAGGACACGCACCCACAGATCATGTACACGTGAACCAGGGTGCGTTGTCACATTGACACATAGGCGGTGCTACGTCGTCGTGGCTGCGCGTTTCCATCGCAGGTACCCACAGGTGGGCTGGTGGCCAATTGTAACCAGGTCGCGGTTGCTGCATAGGCAGGCGGGTTCTGTGGTGGCTGCTGGTGACGGTGTCGCGAACGCCCTAAGAAATGTTTCTTCACTCACACCACCACCTCGTATTGACTTTCAAATGTGCTGGGAGATAGTGTCACGATCTGAATACCCTTTTTTAATACCAGCCAGGAACCAGGGACTGCGATCATGAAACCTGACTCACTTGCTATCAGGCAGTTAGCGCTATCTATTTCACAGTGATCGAGCCAGCTGGGTAATGGCTCCCCTTCGCCTAAAAATCTGAATGCGTCAACCGTTTGCGGGATGCTCTGATACTTCATGATGAGTTCTCCGTTAGTTAGATAATTATCCTAGTAGCTTATGGATGATCTGGTAACTCGTCTGGTAACTTGTTGCCTTTAGCATAGTTTTCTGAATGCCACATGGGTTGCAAATTTGTATAGTGGGCCACTTTCAAATACTCTTCGCGGATGGTTAAATCAAATCTCGATAGCGGCAGGATGTGATCGATACTCCAACAACCTGATGTGTTACCCTTATTTAACCAATTCATGCCAGGTTTGAACAAGGATTCAAGATGAGCGCGGAGCTGGTGGCCGTTACAGCCGAGGTCATTGACGGCTTTGCCCGTAAGCGAGTTGAGTCGTAGGACATTGGCCTCGCGTGTTCGGAGCTGTTTTTCCGCCCGGTACTGGGGGTCAGTATTGTAGCGGTTGTTGTGCCGTTTCTTGAGTGCAGCTTTGCCTTTTGGCGATGAGAAATATTTCTTGATAGCAGCTTTGCCTTTTGGCGATGAGAAATATTTCTTGATAGCAGCCTTGTGCACTGCACTACCCATCTCAGTCTGTCGATAGTTTGCCATATAAGCCAGCATATACGGACGTCTACACTCCTTGCATTGGCTCCCCGTGTACACGTGCTGTCCCTTTTTGCAGATCTTCCCCATCCCAGAACTCCCTGTAGTAATCATAATAAACTTAATTAGTTAATAGATGTTATACCAGTATCTACTCTTACTCCCCACTGTACATCTCAACTCTTTAACTCTAAATTAATTCTAACAACTAGTTATTTCCGTGTCAAGCTTTAAATTTAATGTGTCGGACATAGAGTCCCTTGTGCCCCACACCGAGTAGGCATAATTACCCAAATCTGATTTTGAGGGTCAATAATATCAGGGACTTGGCGAGACGCACGCCAGTGAATTAATTATATACTTGTTTCCCCTGTATAAGACCACTTAATTAACTTTCCCGGAAATAAATCTTTTGCTATTTTTGGCGCCTAATAACGATTCTAATCGATAGTACCCCAAACCAATACCGAGGTAGCACCCCAGCCCTATATGGCCACCAGCGGCGTTATTAGGCCCACTGTGGGGCATGTTTGTTGAATATCTTACCCCCTATCGCACCACACACCCCCTGCCACCCACCTTCATTCGTTGATCCAAAAATAAATTACATTAACCTATTGACGCAGTAACTTTTTTATGACATAATTAATTAGTATCAAGTAGGGAGTTCGCGTGAAGCCGAAACAAAAATTCTTGCCGGGGTTGTCTGCCAAATGTACGAGCCGTTGCGCCCGTGAGTTTGTGGACTTTGATTACGTCGACAAGTTGAGTTCGGAAGAGAAGCAGTGGCTTGATCAGTTTTCCAGAGAATATTATCAAAACGATTTCTCTGCCCCTGAGTTTCATGTTGACAAAGAATCAAAGCGGGAATTGTACAGGACCAACAACGAGCGTGCCCGTGATATTTGGAACACAGGCGTGCGTGACCCGAACGAAGTGGACATCGACGTTCAAATAAGAACGCGCAAGCCCCACTTCAAGGCGGGTCGCGATGAGTAACAAGCGAAGCGGCTACGCAGTTGATAGTGTAATTGACACCGGCGTCAATATGTCCCTGCGACGTATTTACCTCTTTGGCTCGCTGGACAACGACATGGCTGAGCGGTTTGCCGTGGCTATGGACATTCTGTCGGCAGCCGGACCGGAGCGCATACACATTACTATGAACTGCGAGGGCGGCAGTGTGTATGACGGGCTGTCTATGGTGGACGCAATACGGGCATCCCGCTGTACTACCGATGTACTTGTTACGGGGCAGTGCCTGTCGATGGCTACAGCCGTACTGCAGGCAGCTACTTACAGACGCGCCATGCCCAACGCTACATTTATGGTTCACGACGGATCGGACACCTATACCGGACACGCGCGTAATTTCGAGGCTTGGGCAGCAGATAGCAAACGCCTGCGCGAAATTTACTACGGACTGCTGGCAACACACAGTGAGCACAACGCCAAGTTCTGGGCACGTAGCTGCGTAGTTGACAAGATTTTTTCTGCAACCAAGGCGCTGAAACTTGGGCTAATTGACGAGGTGGTAGATGCGTGAAGTAGATGTAGCAAAGAATTATTTGCGCTACGTAGAAATGGGCAGACCACTGGACAACGCACCCACGGGAGCGCGACTACTGCACGCATCTGTTCCCGAAGCCTGCCGAAAAATGTTGTGGGAAGCGGTTTGGGGTGTGGCGCACAATTTGGCAGTCCCCACTATCGGCAAGTCAACGGCACGCGGCTGGCTTCTCTCGTACCCGCAGGCGCTGGAAAAATTAGACGATGCCAACAATAAGGCAAAGAAGAAACTGACTCTGGACGAGGCCACCGACCAAGCATACCGCTCAGAATACTTACATCTATGTGGGATCTTTTACAAACACTGCAGGGAGTACTACCCGTGAACGAATATAATTTAGACGACGTGCATCGCATTGTCGGCAATATCGAAGTTCTGCTGGCGAATAACTCGTTTCCAGTAAAAGACGTGCAAGCAGTAATCGAGGCACTGCAGTGGGCGGCATCCTTCAAAACCAACCTTCAGGAGGTAATATCCAATGTCGAAAAAGCAAGAGAACTCGCCGCAGATAGCCCTGTCGCTGAACAAAACGCCGCTGGGGTGGGTAGTGACGGAGTTTCAAATACAAAACGGCGAAATCGTAAAAGAAACCAAGTCGCAACCTGATCTGCGGGCTATCGCGCTGGAAAAACTCTCAAGGGACATGGCAGCAATTTTTTGGACAAACGGATAATTAGGAGATAATTATGGAAAAGTTTATCAGAGCATTTGAGTTTATTCGTCTTCTCGACAAAGAAGGCAACATCAGTCTGACTAACGTGGCGCTGGTGGTGGCGTTAGTGAAGATCGCGTTAATGCCAGCCATTGCGTTGCCCGAACTGGCCGCATTTCTCGGCACAGTCGCGGCATATCAGGTTCGTCGTGCTATCACCATGACCCCAGTAAACGCGGCAGACGAGAATGCAGCAATTGCAGACGCAGTAAAAAATCTTGAAACAAAAGTGTCGGCGCTGCAGCTCATGCGCAAATAACCTACCCACGTGCGCGAGCAGGATTCTGTGTTCTGCTGCGCCCACTAACTCAAAACACGAGACAGTTCGGTCCTCTGCTTGCAGGTTCCACTGTGTTAGCTCGTGCAAGCGGCCAAAGGCCAAAGAAGCCAGCTCTATGCTGGAAGATCTGGGGAGACACGGGGTAGCTCCAGCGAGAATAACAACGAAGCCCGACCACAATTTATGCATGACAAAATAAAAAACATTCTAGAGCGCGAAATCTCTCGGCTAAATGTGACATCCACTGGCCGAGGACTGGATGAGTCTGAAGTTCGCTCACTCATCTCACTTATAAAAGCGTTTCAACAGTTCATAGGCGAGACACCCAAGGATTCCGACAAATCCTCTCCTGCCGTGTCCCCGTTAAATGAGTTATTAGATGGAATCACCAACGAGTAAGAAAATGGACGCCAGTATAACACTTCGCGAGCGACAAGCCGAGCTGTGGCGGCGGGGAATCCTTGCGCCGTGGAAGCTGCACTCGGTACAAAAAGAAATTTACGAACTGATTAATGCATGTGCCGCGAAGAAGTTTGTGATTAACGCAGGACGGCGAAGTGGAAAATCGTGGCTGCTTGTACTTATGTGCATCGAGTACGCAATAAAGAACCCTGGAAGTGACATTAAATTCGCGACCCCCACAATGCGACAGACACGCAAGATTATTAACCCACTGTTTCGTAACCTGCTGGCAAACTGCCCCAAACATCTGCGCCCGAAGTACAAAACATTCGACAGCGCGTGGGAATTTCCCAACGGATCTGTAATCACGGTAGCAGGATGTGACGGAGCTAACGCAGATGCATTGCGCGGTACTCAGGCACATTTGTCTGTAGTGGATGAGGCCGGGTTTGTTGACCCAGAAGTCCTATCATACGTGGTGCAAGACGTTCTGTTGCCTCAGTCTCTGCTTACGGGCGGCAGAATTATTCTATCCAGTACGCCCCCTGTGTCAGGTGCTCACCCATTTATGCGGTTTGTTGAGGCAGCCATTGCTGAGGGTGCCTACGTAAAGAAGACCATTTACGACAACCCCATGGTTTCCCCAGCACAGCTAGAAGAATTTAAGCGGGAAGCAGGCGGAGAAAATTCTAGTACGTGGCGGCGCGAGTACTGCTGCATCGAAGGAAATACGAAGCTAACGGTACGCACGGCGGACGGCGAAATCAGAACCATGACTGTAAGGGAGTTAAAACGTGAATTACGCTAAAATTTACGCCACTCTCATAGCAAGGGGTAGATGCCGTAAACTTGCAGGATACCACGAGGTCCACCACATAATTCCTAAATGCATGGGTGGAAGTAATAGTGCTGACAATCTTGTGTCGCTTACGGCAAAAGAGCACTTTATCACACATCATCTTCTTATAAAGATGTTTCCTGATAACCGCGGACTCAAATTTGCTTTTGGGAGTATGTCTAGGTCCAACAGCAAGCAACTTAGATACACTCCTAATTCATATGAAGCAGTAAAAAAAGCAAACGCTGAGGCGCTCTCTTCATTACATAAAGGCCGTATTTGTTCTGAATTGACTAGAAGCAGAATGAGCGCAGCAGCGAAAGTTTCGGCTACCGTCAAGGAAAAAAATAAGCCTTCATTCAATTGTAAGAACTTAGAAATATTAACTCCTTCAGGATTCAGGCCGTTCGATGGGGTTGCATATACGGGGCTAATTCCTTGCCTTGAGTTTCATTTATCAAATGGGCTTTCTGTAACAGTATCGGCCAAGCACAGATTTGATGCATCCGAAAAGAAGGCGACTGAGTACGTTATAGGCGACTGTCTTCTTACGGATTCAGGATACGCCGATATCACAGGAATTGTATCTGTAGGAAGGAAGCAGACATTCGACATCCTGGAGGTAGGTGGCGGCCATCTATTTTTCGGCAACAACATAGCACACCACAACTGTGAATTCGTCGTGGATGTCAATCGCAGCGTTGTTCCAGAAGCAACCGATGCACATATGGAACGCATCACATACGAAGTTGTAAAACCGCCATTTTATTTGCCAACAACTGGCATCGATCTTGGATACACAGACGGAACTGGAGCTGTGTTCGGATACTATAACTTTAAGCTAGACAAACTTGTAATCGAAGACGAACTGTTTCTGGCTCGCACCACATCCGACAAGATTATCGCAGAGACAAAACGTATCGAAGTACTGCATTGGGGCAAGGATCGCCCACCCCCACAAAGAATCGTGGACGGCCCTGCCCTAGCCATAGCCGACATGGCAGCAGTACACAAGTTTTCTTGTCGCGCCCCCGATAAAACGGATTTGGCGGCCAATATCAACCGGCTCAGGATGTTTATCAACGACGAGAGACTGATCATCAATCCTCGATGCCGCAACCTGATATCGCAGCTCAAGTTTGCTATTTGGAAAGATGATTCGCGCAAGACTTTTGCCAGGGACAGCGGCGGATACCACTTCGATGTACTGGCCGCGCTCATGTATTTCTGCAAACACGTTGACATGAGTTCCAACCCGTTCCCAGCTGGATATGGATACGACCCATTCACTGATTTCGGATACCCACGAGACAATGAATCAAGCACAACATCAATTATACGACGCATGTTTTCCTTAAACCGCCGCTAACAACGAGGCAACCAAATGGACGATGTTTATTTTGCCAATCTGGGCAGAGATGATCTGGGTTCGGAACTTTACAGACGAGTCACGAACTACTACGACGAAATCAGAAACAATGGCCGACTTGGGCTGTGGGGCAAAGCATATAACGCCTATTATGCACTCGACGAGAGCGGGAGACATGTTGCATCTCAGATAGAGCGAAAAGGCGAGCGCCGCGAATACAGCTCCATCAAGATAAATCACTTCCGCAATTTCTTGATCAACATCCATGTAATAATTACGCAGCAACGCCCGTCTTACGAGTGTCGTGCAATTAATTCAGACTACAAAAGCAAAACGCAAACCATATTAGCGTCTAACATTCTTGAGTACTACTTACGCGAGAAATATCTTGAGGGGCACTTCCGCCGCGCAACCGAACTATGCCTAATCGGCGGCGAATCTTACGTAGAACTAACTTGGGACATGGAGGCTGGCGATGATTTTATGCCAGACCCCGAGACGCAGAAGATTCTTAAGACGGGGGACATTGGGGCGAGAGTATACCACCCAGCAGATGTTGTACGTCCTTGTGTGGCCGATTCAGATACTAGACCGGACTGGTATGTCCTTCGTAGATTTGAGGTGCGTCACGAGGTTGCTGCCAGGTACCCAGAATATGCGGATAAGATTCTCAGCGCGTCAAGCGATGATGCTCACACCCTAATGAACTTCAGCACTATGCCTAAAGGCGACGACTGGTCGGATGAATATATCCCCGTGTTTTACTTCTATCATGATCGAACTGCAGCCGTTCCAGAAGGAAGGCAGGCGATATTTCTGGCCAGCAGCGAAATTATTGAAGAGGGCGCGTTAGCCACTAAGCAACTTCCTGTACATAGAATGATGGCATACCCACAGTATGGCACTTCGTTCGGTTATTCAGTTGCATTTGATTTGCTGTGCATCCAAGACGGTATCGATCTACTCAATACAATCATTCTATCTAACCAAGCAACGTTCGGTGTCCAAAATATCTGGATGAAACCTGGGAGTAACCTCAATGTCACCCAGTTAGGCCAGGGTATGAATGTCATCGAATCCTCGGACAAACCAGAAGCCATAAACCTTACCAGCACCCCTGCAGAAGTATTTAATCATCTTCGCGGACTCGAAGGACAGGGCGAGACAATATCTGGCGTGAATAGTGTTGCGCGCGGCCAGCCCGAAGCCTCACTCAAGTCAGGATCGGCACTGGCCTTGGTTGCTTCCCAAGCGGTGCAGTTCAACAACGGTATTGCTGCAGCTTATTCACGTTTAATGGAAGATGTTGGAACGGGTATTGTCCGAACTCTGCAGCAGCGTGCTGTTATTCCACGTACCACTGCAATTGCCGGTAAGAATCGCCGCAGTTACGTGAGGCAGTTTGTCGGCGACGATATCAAAGACATAAACCGCGTAATAGTTGACATGGGAAACCCTATCAGCCGCACGTTGTCTGGCCGCGTACAGATGGCTCAAGACTTATTGCAAGCGCAGCTACTCAAGCGACCAGAGCAATACATTCAAGTAATTCAAACTGGATCACTTGACCCGTTGATTGAAGACGAAGAGTCGGAGCAAATGCTTATCTCTGCGGAGAACGAGCGAATTCGCGAGGGTGAGGTTCCGCCTGTCATAAACATCGACGTCCATTTACAGCACATCATGGGACACAGGATGGTATTGGCCGACCCTGACTCCCGCAAGGATACCAAGGTAGTAACGGCGACCCTGGCACACATCCAACAGCATATCGAAGCGCTGCAGAACACAGACCCGGCACTTCTTAATGTTCTCGGGCAGAAAAATCTACCGCCGCCTGGTATGCCGCCAGGTGCCCCACCTCCAGGAGATCAACAAGCGCCACCTGAAGGCCAACAACCCGGCCAAGGAGAGCAGATGCCAGCTCCAGCAAACGCGTCACCACAGATGGCAGCAAGTATGCCAAATATGCCCGATCTTCCACCAAATGCACCCGCTAATTTAACACAACCTCAGTAAGGAGTTTTTATGTCAACAACAGTAGCTTCCCCATCGTCGGCACCAGCATCTTCCGGCGCATCGTCGGCACCTAGTGTGTCGTCGTCCCCATCTCCAGCATCCGCGTCTCCGGCTCCGTCTTCTTCTCCGTCATCTTCACAGGGTTCTCAGGCCAAACAGGTATCCGACTCAACCCACAATACTTCCCAACCAGCTTCTCAGCCACAAGACAAAGCTGTTCCCGGAGAAACCCCAGCGGAGACTGCCGAGCGCAAGTACAAGCTGAAAATCAACGGCGTCGAAAAAGAATACGGTGAGGCGGAAGTAATCCGTCGTGCTCAGCACTTCGAAAGCGCGGATCAGAAATTTCAAGATGCGGCAAAATCAAGAAAGCAGGTCGAGTCGTTCTTGGCGGCGCTGAAAAGCAATCCTATGGAAGTTCTGGCTAACCCAAATCTGGGATTTAACTTCCGTGAGATTGCCGAGCAGTATCTTGCCAAAGAATATCGCCAAGAGATGATGTCTCCAGAGCAGCAGGAGCTGGAGGAGCTACGTTCATTCAAGTCAGGACAAATGCAGGCCAGAGACGAAGCCGAGCAGGCACGAGTGGAAGCGGACAAGGCCACCGAGTTCAACACGATGCAGGCCAAGTATGCGCAGGACTACGACCGCTCCATTCGAGAATCTCTAGACAAATCTGGACTACCCCGTACCCCACAGACATTACGCAGGGTTGCAGAAGTAATGCACGCCGCCCTTAAAAAGGGATACGAGCTGGACGTTCATACCGCCGTTGATATGGTAAGGGATGGCTACAGTTCGGACGTATCACAATTATTCGGCCAGCTTGATGGCGAGAAGCTAATGAGCGTACTGGGTGAGGATCTGGCCAAGAAGATCCGTACCTATGATCTTCAACGACTAAAGGCAAAAATGTTGCCACCCCCATCCCCAGCTCCTACTCCTACTGGTCAGGTTCAGCCTCGTGAATCTTCAGCAGGTTCTGACAGGCTTAGCCCCTCCGACTGGATTGCTTCTCTTCGTAAAAAGGCCGGAGTCGATTAACAACGTAACCACCTCTCATTACGGAGCTATCCAACGGCTCCTATTTTTTTCTTGACAAATCAAATATTTTTCTTACCGGACTGAAGATTTTTCTCTTCAATATTAATAAGTATTTAGTAGGAGCTACATAAGCGGCGTATACCCACTCGGATTACCCCCACCTCGTTGTAGATCTTCGCGATTCTTGCCCACCAATTGGCGGCAGATGACACAGAACACTGACCATTCCACACAAAACAACCCATTCTAAGGACATAAACATCCATGACTCAGTATAATTCAGCAACTACAATTTCCGCTTGGCTTAAAGAAATTTACGCAGACTCTTTGCAAAACCTCGTCCCCGAGGGAGTCCGCCTAATTAAAATGGTCCAGTTCAAATCTGGCGACAAAGAGATCGGCGACAAGTTTATCCAACCTGTTGTCTTAACCCACGAACACGGTTTCACCGTCGGTTCTGGCGCGTTTTCTTTGAACAACCACATTGCAGCTACTTATGGCGAAGCCCAAGTCACTGGCACTAACCTGTTGCTCCGTACCGCGATCAGCTACGATGCCGCCGCTCGTGCATCGTCTTCCAAAAAGGCTTTCATGAAGTGGTCTGAGCAAGTCGTTGGAAACATGACCAGCTCTTTCACCAAGCGTCTCGAAGTTCTGGCGTTTTACGGCGGTACGAGTCTCGCTAAAATTTCCGCAGTAAGTGACTCTTCAGGAACAAACACGGTCACAGTATCGGCAGCTACCTGGGCAAGCGGTATCTGGGCAGGAGCTGAAGGCGCTGAACTTGACTGTTATTCAGCAACCTCTGGCGGAACACACCGCAGTAACGCGGCCGCACTTGTTATTACGGCTGTAGATCTTGTAGCACACACCATCACTGTTACAGGTGACGCGGGTGACACCGCCGATATCGCTGTTAACGACTTCCTCTTCTATCGTGGTTTCCGTGGTGCTGAAATGACTGGCATTGATAAGATTGTCACCAACACTGGCACCCTCTACAACATCAGCGCGACCGATTATGCGCTCTGGAGCTCTAGCTCTTACTCCGCTGGCAGTGCAGCCCTGTCGATGTCGAAAATTCAATCTGCAGTGGCGCTTGGCGTTGCTAAGGGATTGGACGAAAAGGTCACGGTATTCTGCTCACCAGGAGCATACGCGAACCTTAACAGCGATATGTCGGCACTTCGTCGTATCGACGGAGCACGCAAAGGCGACAACGGCTTCGAGTCCATCACCTACTTCGGTGTCAACGGCGAAATCGAGATCGTTCCATCCATCTACGTTAAAGAGGGCGAAGCATTCTGTCTGCCAGTTAAGCAATTCTGCCGCCTCGGTTCTACCGATGTGACCATGAAGATGCCTGGACAGGAAAGCGACCAACTCGTTCTGCAACTTCCAAGCAACGCTGGATACGAAATGCGCTTGTTCACGGATCAAACCGTGTTCTCACAGCGCCCTAGCTGGGCCGTCAAGGTCACTGGCATCGTAAACGCCTAATCTGTCTCCTTACGTTGATGGAACCTTGTGGGGGGGTTAATACCTTCTGCCTGGTTCCATCTTCGTAAGAACCTAAAATTCAACTTCAAGGAATATTTAAATGGCAACATTTCTAATCACTTTTACGACTCCATCCGCATCCGATGCTACAAATAAGGTGCGCACGGCTGGCGCTAGAGAGCAAGCTAGAGAAATCGCACAGTATCTTGAGGAGCTGGGCAGTGGAAATAAAAAAGCCTCAATCCATGTGCAGACTTCTGCCAGTGACCCCGTATCAGCTTCTGCAACCGCCACGTTGGCCAGCGTAGCTGCAGATGACACAATCACTATTGGTAAAACCACTCTCACAGCCAAAGCGTCTCCATCCGGCGAAGACCAGTTCTCCCAGGCAAGCACCGATACTGCGGATGCTGCTGCACTTGTCGCCAAGATCAACGCACATAGCGTCCTGAGTTTGCTTGTCAGCGCCTCATCAGCACTCGGTGTAGTTACAATCACGTCATTATCTAAGAGTCATCTGGCCAACCACATTGCACTTTCATCCTCCAACGGAACTAGATTAGCAGTAACCGGATCTGGGTATCTCGCGTCTGGTACTGGCGGAGCACAGTCGGCGGCTACTTCTTACTCATTTGGTCAATAATCGGTACGGACGCTAAGCCGGAGATTTAGACAATTCGTAAGAGGGTTAAATGGCAACATCTGTCTCAGTAAATAATACAACCTACTCCGTACCAGCTCGTGGCGACAATACGTGGAGCGGCGCAGCTGGTGTTGACGGTCTTCTAATCGCACTTGCTACCCACACGCTTCAAGTCACTGGCGGAACTTTCACGTTGCAGGCCGAAGTTAACACTGGAGCAACCTATGGCTTCAAACTTCCCTATGTGAAAACCGCCACGGCCAATCCATCTACTACTGGTGTTATCAGGCTGGCCAACAATGAGGGTGCGGGCTGGCGAAATGCCGCAAATAATGCCGATCTACTTCTCCGCGTGAACGCAACCAATATTCTGGAATTCAACGGCAATCCTCTAGTGACGCTGGCTCTCGGAGTAGCTGATACGGCGCTGCGAATGAATGCGGCTGGAACTGCGTATGAGTTTGCAAAGATAGTAAACGCAAACGTAGATAATGCAGCGGCTATTGCATATTCCAAACTAAATCTTGCGACCAGCATAGTTAACGCAGACATTGGTGCAGCGGCTGCAATTGCCTATTCCAAGTTAAACCTCGGAACTAGTATTGTGAATGCCGACATCTCTGCCAGTGCTGCGATTGATTATTCCAAGTTAAACCTAGCGACGAGTATCGTTAACGCAGACATTGGCGCGGCTGCGGCTATTGCACGCTCGAAAATAGCAGCAGGCACGGCTAGTCATGTTGTCATCCACGACGGATCGGGCCTCCTTTCTAGCGAGGCTGCTCTAGCGATCACTAGGGGTGGCACTGGGCAGGCTACTGCCAATGCAGCATTAAACGCGATTCTTCCGACCCAAACCGCCAATCGTCTTTTAAAATCAGATGGCACTAATACTGCTTTTTCACAGGCCGTCCTTACTACGGACGTAAGCGGTACACTTCCGATTGCAAACGGAGGCACTGGGCAAACTGCTGCTAATGCGGCATTTGGCGCTTTGTCTCCTATGACTACCAACGGGGATTTGACGATTAGATCTGGCGGTGTTCCGGCTCGCTTAGGTGTCGGCGTAGATGGTCAGTCTCTTCGAGTCGTGTCGGGCGCTCCAGCTTGGGCAGACGGCGGAGCCGGATCTGGCGAGATAAATTTAATTGATAACCCTTCGGCTTCTAGTAACACAACCGGCTGGACTGCTGCCACAAATCACACTGTAACCAGGCTTACCGCTGGCTCACCGCTTGGCGCTCAGACATCAACGGCTTTCCGCTTCGCTAAGACGGTCGCTGCCTCTACTACAGAGTCTTCTACATCAGGCATCTATTATCCGTTCACGGTTCCGGTTGGACTACGAAACACCCCGCTTAAAATTCAACCATACGTTATCGTCCCTGCTACTGGCGTTTGGCGCGTATCTGTTTATGACGGCACGACTAGGCTTTCTCTGCGATCTGATACGAGCGGGGCAACTACACTTCCCGCAGGCTTCACGGGCAGAGTTCAGCTAGTTTTCGATACCACGGCTTCTTCGGCTTACACGCTGTCATTCACTGAAACTTCAGGCGTTATTTCTGACCTAGACGCTACAAATATCATCGTGGGTCCGGGAATACAGCCACAGGGTGCAGTGGTTGGGCCAAAGGTAGATTTCACCCCTGTTTTTTCATCAACTAGTTTGGGAACTCTCAGCTCCGTAACTGCATCCTACCAAAGGGTGGGGAGCCGACTTAACGTAATGGCTAATTTCAATGCGGGAACGGTCACAAGTTCGACTCTCACAATGATTTTACCAGACAGCCTCACAGTAAATTCCTTGGGACTTGTGGGGAGCTGGCAAAGGGGAAACTCTACCGCTAGTACCAGAAAAAGAGGGGCTATAATTACGGCAGTTATAAATGACTCCGTCGTGTATTTAACTAATGATGACTACACCCAATCAGAAAACCCATTTTCGGGCAGAACAGCCAACAGTATTTTTGTAAGTGCAGAGCAAGTCTCGTTAAACTTTTCTGTTGAGATTTCGCAATGGGCTGGCTCCGGCACTGTAAATTTAGGGCAAAACGATGTTGAGTATGCATCTGTTGCGGGAACTTGGGACGCAGATATTTCAACCACTGTATACGGACCTGCTGGCGCTGCTATGGGTACAGGCGGCAATATTACAGCCACAGCGGGCAGAACAAAAACAATCACATGGCAAACGCCTGTGCAAGCTACTGACAGAGTTCAAGTCTGGGGTTCAAAAGATCAAGTACAGTGGTTTTTAATAAACGACTCCCAGCTAGGCTCAGCCAATGCCTCGGTTATAAAAAGCCAAGACTCAGTAGGGAATGTTATAGCAGGCGTTTCAGTTAGACCGGGCGCAAGCGTTACTCAATCTGTTGTTCACTTTGCTAGATTTCTTTCAATGGCGAACGACGATAGTCCTACAGTGGACTGGCCAACTTCGTCAGCTTTTTGGGTGGCGACTAAAGGGGCTTCGGGCGCTGTTGTTGGTTATGGCCACGCTACTGCAACTGCTTCGGGGCTTGTTGCGGCAAGTGGCTCGATTGGTACCACAAGACTCGGCGGCCAAAGTGGATACGGCTCAACCAACACACACATTAGACGATTCTCCACGGTTATAACAAACACCTCTACGGACGTAACAATCACGCAGTCAGCAGCAAACGGTGATTCTTTTACTATCGGAAGAGCGGGCCTGTATTCGATCAGCTATACCGACGCGTGCAGTGCTAGCTGTAACATGGGGATCAGTAGAAATAGCGCTCAATTGACAACCAGCATTGCAGCGATAACGCAAGCTGACAGACTGTTTTTAATGTCTCCTACTGGTAACGACCTATTTTTAACGGGGTCAATCATAATTTATCTAGCGGCTGGTGACGTGCTTAGAGCGCATGGGGATGCAACTTCTGCGGCGACTAGCACCACAAGGACACAGCTAACGATACAGAGAATCTATTAACAGCAGCAACCTACATCACGTTTAAACTAAGGAGATATAAATGTTAGACGCAAAAGCAAAGATTCTAGAACATATTATGGACATGTGCGACGGAGCCATGGTCAAAAAGGCGCAGAGCAAGAAGGCTCCAGCCATCGCAGCTATTTCCATTGAAGCCGAGAAGCCAGAGCAGCTCGATGAGGAAGAACGCAAAGAGGAACCAGAAATCAGCGAAGATGATCTCAAAGCACTACTGTCCCAGCTTGGGAGCTAATCCATGTCAGAGTCCTTCACAACTGAAGAGCTGCTGTCCGACATAAAGCAGCGTGCAATGGTCCCTACCGACCAGACCACATTTACTTCGTCTGATCTGCTGCGTTTTGCTACAGATGAGCTGCGTATGGCGTTACTGCCAACGCTTCTTGCTGAACGTGAGGAATTTTACCTTTCCGAAACAGGCGCAACTCAGTCTATAGTCGCATCGCAGGCTGCGTACCAAATACCGGCGCGAGCTGTAGGACAAATGCTGCGCGACGTGTTGTTGGTAGACAGTGACAGCAGAGTGTACAATCTTAAGCGTATCGAATATGACGAGATACCCAACTATCAGTTTTCTGGAACTGGCACTCCCGAATTTTTCTGCTTGCGCAACAACAAAATTGTACTGTTTCCTACACCCAGCACTACAGCTGCGTCTGCCTATGATCTACTTACTCCGTACTACACTCGCCCATCAAAACTCATCGAAGTAACTGCTGCGGCGCAAGTCGCGTCGATGGCAGGAAGCACTGTAACGGTAACTTCACTTCCGTCAACCATAGCTAACGGTGCCTCAATCGACTTTATTCGTGACACAGGTGGGTTTGAATGTCTCGCCATTGATCAGACTATAACTGGTGTGGCAGGAACTGTGCTGACATTTGCCAGTGTGCCAACTGATTTAACGGTAGGCGATTGGGTCGCACTTGCTGGCCAGTCCCCTATCCCTCAACTTCCAGCTGAACTACATCCATTATTGGCCGAGCGTGTTGCACGCAAAGTTATGAAATCAATCGGCGACATAAACGGCGTCAAGATGTCCGATCAAATAATCGCAGAAATGACAGACGGCGCATCTAAAATGACAAGCCCGCGTGTTCACGGCGAATCAAAACGAGTCGTAAGCCGAATTTTTTGGCGGTAATAAATGGCACAATCTTTAATTACAAAGGCCACAGGGCTACACACTCATCCATCTAGTATCAGCTCGGTACCGGATGGAGCACTTGTTGTTGCAGATAACGTAAACATAGATCGCGAGGGATTAATAACCCCACGTCGCGGATTTGATCGTCTAGCATTCGGGCTGTCTAACTCTCTTTTTCGTACTAATGTAATATCCACTTATCAATCTGCACTTATCGCGCACTACTCCACAAATTTACTTGCGTACTACAGCAATTCTACCGGATGGACTGCTTACTCTGGTACATATAGTCCCGCAGACCCAAACTACAAGGTGAGATTTGCGCAGTCCAACCAGAACTTGTACTTCACATCAT